GAAAAGAGATGCGACGCGGCCTAAAAGGGAGGGCGAAACGATAGATGGCCGCACCGTTTGACGCGCTTCAGAAAGAGCTGTACGACCGCCTAACAGGCGACCTGGATACGACTGTCATTGACTACCCCGACGACATAGGGAGCGTCGCGCGCCCTTATATAGAGATCGGGGAGTACAGCGCCGACAACGAAGTAATGCCGACGTCTGAACGCTACGATGTCGAGACGTTCATTCACGTCTACACCGACCAAAGTGGGATGCGGGAAGTAAACGACATAATGGACGCCATCAAATTATCGATAATGAGGGCGGACATCGACTTGAGCGCGTACGGATGGGATTTTTGTCTTGAGTCGGTAAACATCGAAGCGAATAAAGAATTTATTGACGGGCGCATCGTCCGTCACGGTCAAATCACCTTGAGCAGTTCGATTAACGAAAGCGAATAGAGATGGCGAAGATTGCAGGTTTCAAGTGGGTTTTAAAGTTGGGCGATGACGCGGGGTCAGTCAACGAGATAGCAGGCCAGCGCGGCTTGAGTCTGGATTACAGCAAGAACCTTGTAGATGTGACTTCAAAAGATGGAAGCAATACATCCCGCCAATATATCGCCGGAATCGACGAGTGGAGCGCCGAGCTCGACTGCGTTTTCAGTTCCGAGGCCACAGGCGACGGGAAGCCGGTTCCGGAGATAATCGACAAGGCGATGGCGGGCACCGAAATCTCGTTAGACGCGAACGACGAGACAAGCAAATATACGGGAACTTGCTTGTGCGAAAACTTCAAACTTGACGGGTCGATGGACACGGAGATGAGCTTCTCGGCTTCGCTCAAGGGTACCGGCGCGTTGACGAGAGCAACTATTTAATAAGAGGATGACGACTTGAGTGCAGACCCAAACCCGGAGCGCGGCGAAGTTCCAATTGTGTTGGACCGACCGCGCGTCATCAAAATCACGATCGCGTCGCATCGCGCATACCATGAGCGGTTCGGGAGGTCGGCGCAATTGACCTTTCATCAAAATCCGATGGCTTACGTCGATTGGTTTTTGTGGGCGGCGTTGGTACACGAGGACCCGACCCTGGACCCGTCGGACATGGACCGGTTAATCGATTGCGCCGAGGGCGAAACGCTTGGCGATAAATTGGACTACATCTGCGGGAAGTTAGTCATCGCGCAAACGTGGAGCCAGCCGACGCAAACCGCGCCGGGTTCGGGTGAAAAAAAAAGCCCGAAGATATAGATTTCGAGCTTCTGAAGTGGATCGGCTTCGGGCCGTGCGGATTGAAGCCGGGTGAGTTTTGGCTATTGACGCTCCGAGAGCTTGACGAGCTCTATAGGGGCGCTTTGTATCGCGAAGAGCGGGACGCGCGGCTTGCAATGCAAGCCGCGTTACTCGGAATTAACGCGCAGTCTAAACGAAAAACGACTATCAACAAACTTATGGGCGCGCCCAACTACGCAAGACCGAAGAGCTCAGACCCGTCGCGAGGCGTTTGTTTTGTTCCGGGCCAGGAGGGGTTCGATAAATTGAAGGCTCAGGTTCATGGCACGAGGTAAACGCGGGGACGTAACAGTTAAGTTTGGCGCCGACACTCAGGCATTTTCCAAAGGCCTTGACGGCGTCACAGGCAAGCTGCAAAAGCTGGGGAAGCACAAGTTCGGCGGCGCGGCCATGGGCGCGCTCAAGGGCACCATCTTCGTCGCGGGCGCGGCAGGTCTTGCTAGATTCGTCAAAGGCACGCTGAATAGCGTTGACGCGCTTGGCAAGCTTTCTACAAAGCTTGGAATGAGCACAGAGTTCATCTCGGAGATGCAATATGCCGCCGAGCTTTCAGGGATCAAAAATAACGAGCTTGCGATGAGTCTCCAGCGCGTCAACAGGCGCTTTGGAGAAATCCAAGCGGGCGGCGGTGCAGCTTACGTCGAGACACTACGAACGCTAAACCCGGAGATATTAAAAACCGTTCAGAACGGTGGCGACATCACCGACGTCATCGGCGATCTTGCCGACGCGTTCAACAACGACTTGATCCCGTCGAGCGTCAAGACGCGACTGGCCTTCAGTCTCTTCGACTCAGAGGGCGTGAAAATGTTGCAATTGATGGAGAATGGAAGCGACGGCATCGCAAATATGCGAAAAGAGGCGCGCGCTCTTGGGGTTTCATTTGACGAGAACATGACCCGAAAAGCCGCCGAGGCTAACGACGCTTACACTCGATTGGCCGCTACAATTGACGCCCTATGGAAACGGTTTGCAGTTTCGGCGGTAGATGCGGTTACTGGAAAAAAGCCTCACCATGGGATGGGCGGCATAGGAGGAGCTGGATACGTTGAAGCAATGGAAGCCGCGCGCGCGCGTGACGCCGCAGCCGCAGCCGCAAAAAAGGCAAGCGGTGATGCGTGGAAAAAAACCGGCGGCGTAGAAAGCCCACCCGGATGGGTTACTCCGGGTGAGGCCGGACCGGATATTCCGTGGGATGCCGCAGCGCCATCAGACGGACCGCCGACGCAGTCAGAGTACTTGTCTGGAATAGAAGACCCGGAAGAGCGCGCACGCAAGGAACAAGAGTTCGCGCAGCTTTCTATGACCGCGTGGGAGGAGCACTTTTCGACCGTCGGCGGGCACCTTGAATCTTGGCAGATGTCGTTTGCGGATGCTAACGCGGTTATCTTCGAGGACCTTGCACAAGGCATGGGCGACTCAGTCGCAAACGCGATACTCCTCGGCGAGTCGATGGCGGAAAACATGAAACGCTTGATGGGGCAAGTGGCTGGTTTCGTTATTTCCGAGCTTGTAAAGTTGATGATTAAAAAAGTACTATTGGACCGGATCGCCGCGGCGTCGGAGCGAAAGAAAAGTTTAGCGACCGTCCATCAGACAGTGGGCTCCGTTTTCACGAAAACTTGGGAGTATTGGACGCCCATTTTTGCACCGATCGCTCCAGTAATGGCCGCGCTTGCAGCCGCAGGAGCTCTTGTCGGCGGCATGGCCTACTTCGCCGAAGGCGGAATTGTCACCGGCGCTACACTTGGCATTCTCGGCGAGGCCGGGCCAGAGGCCGTGATACCCCTTGACCGTCTCGGAGAGTTCGGCGGTGAGACGACGATTATCATCGAGCTTGACGGGCGCGTTATCGCGCAAGCCGCCGTGGAGAACATGCCCGGCGTTCTACGACTACAAGGACTCGGTTGATGGGCGTAGAAATCAAAATCGACGAGGTCACAAAGAGCTCTCTGTTTCGTCGTGGGTCGCTGCGGATTCACGAGAGCTTGGCGGGTCGTGGGACGGCGCGCTTCGAACTTGTCGATGTCGCGCAGGACTACAGGCCGACCGTCGGGCACACCGTCGAAGTCTTGGAGGGTTCCACGCGCCTATTCCGCGGAACCGTGGACAGCTTCGAGGAGCGCGAGCCGATCGCGGGCGGCGTCAATAGAGTGTTCGTGACGGCGGTCGATTTTAATCAGCTCACTAACCGTTTTCTCGTCGCCAATAGCTACACAGACCAAACGCTATCCTCTGTCGTAGAGGACATCGTGCAGGTGCAGACCAAACTATCCGTGGAGGGCGTCACCGTCGCCGCGATCGCGAACGACCCGACATTGAACTTCGCGACGTTCAATTACTGGACCGCGCGGCGTTGTTTCGACGAGCTCGCAAGGGAGACCGCTTTTAGTTGGGATATCGACGGCGACAAGGTCTTGACCTTTACTGCGTTGGGGTCAGTTTCCAGCGGGGTCACCTTTTCGAATTCAGGAGGCGCGGACTACTCGTCGATTCGAGTCAAGAAAACGCGCGAGAACTATCGGAACAGGCAATATTTACGCGGCGGAAATCAGGACACAAACGCGGGCCGCGTGGACTCGTTTTCAGGTGACGGTAACAGGACGGCGTTTGTTTTGGATTACGAGGTTAGCCCGACGACGCCACCGACGATAAAGGTGAACGACGTCGCCCAGGACGTCGGCATCCGCGCCGTAGACGACGAGGACAGTCTCGATTGGCTTTACGCCGTCGGCGATAACGAAATCACGCAAGCGGGCGACGCGGAAGCGTTGGAGAGCTCGGATATCCTCGAGGTGACATATACTGGACAATTCCCGACGATTACCGAAAACGAGCTTCCAGCAGAAATAGAGAGCCGGAAGGCCGTTGAAGGCGGGTCAGGCGTTTACGAGCGCATGGAAATAGATGAAGACGTTCACGGGTCGGACCTATCTATCGATCGAACACAGGGACTGTTGAGGCGCTTCGGTGCAATAAACCACGAGTGTGCCATCGAGGCCTTCGACGGAACGCCCAACATCGGCGAAACCATCGTCGTAGACCTATCCCAGCACGGAGTCAGCGCGTTAGAGTTCCTGGTTGAAACGAAATCGACCACCGACCTAAACGCCGACACCTCGACAAAAAAATACTCCTACAAGGCTTCGAGCCCAATTGAAGAGTTTGAGTCATGGACGGAGTTTTTCTCTAAGTGGATTGACCAGGGCAAGAGGACTATCGTCGGCCGCGAGAACGAGCTATTGCTCCTCGCGCGAGGCGAGGTCGAGACGATAACGACGACGGACTCGGCGACGACGACGACGGACACGGCCGAACTAATCGACACCGACACCGACCCTTTCACGACGATGTGTATTGGATCGCACGCGGGAACGCCCGCCGCGCTAATAGGAGCTTGCAGACTTGTCGAAAATTAAAGCGTCAGACAACGTTTCGGTTTTACTGCTAAACGCGAACGGGCGCGCGTTTAGAAAATACACCTCGCACAATGAGTTCACGGCGCTTGGGCTCCAGAAGTTGAGACACGGGATCTTGCAGGGGACGCGCGGCAGTTCTACAGCCGGATGGGTGCCCGATTACTTGGCTTTCGGGTCCGGGGACACGGCGGCGACAAGTAGCGACGAGGCCTTAGAAACGCCGCACATCGGACTGGACATGAAATTGACGCGGCACCAGGTCTTGCCGAAGAAGATCCTTTATCAGTGTTTTATTTCTACGTCGGACTTGAACGGCGTGACTATCCGCGAGCTCGGATTGTTTGACGCGCCCGACGGGTCGAGTGGCGGCGGTACACTTTTCGCACGCGCTATCGTCACCGATATCGTCAAGACAGCCGCGCTTCAAATCATCGTGAACTGGACAGTGGCTTTCGACAACACTTGAGCTTTCCTTTTAGAAAAAAAAACGCGCCTCGAGGCGGACATTGACAAAAGTTAAAACACTAAATTTTGAGCTGACTTGCGGCGCGGAACGGCGCGCGGCTTCTAACGTGGTAACGACCGCGGGCCTGAACGCGTTACGCGATGTCCTTGGGTTTTTCTCGTCGAGTACTTCGCGCGGCTCCTACGCGCCATCTCACGTCGCGCTTGGCACGAGCTCAACAACTGCAAAAGAATCCGACACGGCTTTAGGTGCGGTGGTTTCGGCGACGAGTCAGGAGCTTTACGCGCGCCAGTTTGCGGCGTCGGGCGTCGGCGCGGAGTTTCAAGCTCGC